AGTATCTCTATCTGACCCATATCCTCCACCCATCGCCACCCGTACCGGACGCTGTTCTTATGGTGATGCGGGAACTGCCCGATGCCGAACAATTTGTTTATGTCGCTCTGGTCCTCGCCCACATTGTACCGGCAGCTATCCGTGAACTCGACCTCGTAGCGCAGTGCGACGCAGTCGAACAGGATCGCGGGCATCCGCAGCGGTGCATGTGTGCCTTTATTTATTATCACTTGTCCTGCTTTTGGTTCATGGTGATTTCTATCTGCGTCAGTTTGTCCATGATGCGGTCCAGTTTCGCATAAATCTCGTCGTCCTGCTTCTCTACACTGGTCAGACGCAGGTCCAGCTCGCGGAGCTTTATTTGCATGTCCGTGTATATTTTGAACAGACCGATCGCGAAGCCCAGCGTTTGAATGATAACGGTAAGCAACATCTCCTTCGTCATATCACCGTATATGTCGCGAAATTGAAATAGTAATCCGCTCCGTCGAACAAGAACGTGATGACTGTCGTACCCGTGCCCGTCACGCTGCCCGACGCGCTAAATTTGCCGACGGGCAGATTGAGCGTGTAAGCTCCCTTTTTTATAAGGGTGTACACCATGCCCGCCACCGGGTTTGAAATTGTCAGCGTGCTGTTTACCGTCAGCGTTTTCTCCTGCAAAGAGGACAAAGAGCAGTCGTAATTCAGTGCCGCCATCGTAACCTTTTGATCTATCCAGGGCACACTGTCGGCAACGTTCGCAAAGGTGTTCTGCACCTCCTGGCCCGTCCATTTATTTGTCCCCGTCGTGAAGGCGGCGGTGTTCTCTGTTTTGAAAGTTGTCTTAGACTTATATGACATTACGATTCGGTTAAAATGTGATATTTCTTTGTAAGCGTCGTGCCGGGATCCCCGCTACCGCCGGAAGTGTGCAGCGATCCTGTGCTGGCGACCCATGCCGTCATGGCGTGCAAGTCGGTTATCGCAGACCCGGTCAGTTGTGTCCAGTCGATGCCGTTGGTGCTGTACCAAGTGTCCCCCAAGTTATCGCCTGGCGAACTTGTACCAAAAAACCCACCGATGACCCAGATCTTATCCTTCCAGACAATCGTCTGGTGATATTGGCGACCACTGCCCGGGAAAACCCCCTCCTGCACCCATGTGATGCCGTCAGCAGAGGAAAATATCTCTTTCGGATATGTCCTGTTGGCAAGGCTTGTATCGTCGTAGATGCCGCCGCATATCTTCCAGATGCGCCCTTTGTAACTGACGCAGGATCCCCAAAGGTTGCCGCCCGTGAACGGCGTCGTCGCAATCTGCGTAAAACTCACGCAGTTGTCCGTCGATTTCAGGACATTGTCATACTTGCCGTCAATTATGTACCTGGTCTTTTGTCCGCCAATAATATAAAACGCTCCATTGTGATATGTCGCGCCCATCATGTTCCGCACCCCGATGCCGCAATTAGATGCCTTTTGCGTCCAGGTCGTTCCGTTAAAGACCCAGCTGTCCGTCGCAGGAAAAAAGACGTCTCCGCCTACAACGTAAACGGTATCTGAAAGTACAAATGTCGCCGCCGTGTGACGTTCCGCAAACGGGAGGTCCGACTGCTTTGTCCATGACGTGCCGCCGTTGGTGGACTTATAAAAGTCTTTAAGGCTGTCGCTGTTACCCTCCCATCCAAACGCGATAAAGTCGTTAGCGCCAATACTGAAACCAAACGACCCATCACGCTCGTCTGGGCGACCGCTCGGCGTCGTCTCGCTCCATGTGTACGTTTTTGGAGTGACAGATAGACCATTTTGAGATGCAAAAAGTTTCCTCATACGTTACGGCTCAACGCTGTTTCAAAGGTTACGACTGCGTCGTTTAGGTTCGTGACGTTGGCATCGTTGAGGCCGTCACCCATAAAGGCGAATGCGTACTCGATGCTCGCAAAGTATGTCGCCGTGCCGTCAATGTTTGACGCACCGATGTACATGTTGTAAGTTTCCGGGTTATTCTCGACGGTTGTGGTCGTGTTGGTCGTGCTGACCTGCGCGCCGTTGCGGTACATCTTTATGACGTTGTTCGCCGTACGGGATATCACGAGCAGCTTGTTAAACCCTGTGCGCGGGTTCTCAAGGACCCCCTCGTTGTATCCGCTGTTGGTGTTACTGCCCGCCGTACCGAACAGGCGATCCGCGCCGGACGCGTTGTAATATGTCAGACCCGTATCGATGCCGGACTTTTGCACGCCCATGAACACGCGGTACTCGCTCGCGGTCAATGTCGGGTTATCGCGAGAATACAGACCCACGGCACTGCTGAACTGCGTAAGGTTAGTGCGAGGAATGTACCCGGTATTAGCGTACCCGTCGGTGCCGTTAGGCTTTGCGCCCGTTGCTGCATGCGTCCATGTCCCGTTGAACGTAAGATTGAACGTGCCCGGCTGCTTCAAATTCACAGCATGCGCGGAAGATGACCCGCCGACGAAAGGATAAATGGCATCCATCTTTGACCAAATCCCGTCAGATTTTAGTTTCGTGACGAGGTTGTTGATTGCGTTGGTGATTGTCGAGTCCGTGATGGCCGCAGCTGTCAGGAACGTCTGGGCATCGCTGTCGATGCTTGTTGTTGTCGCGTTTGCAATGACAGAATACTCGCTGTTGGAATATGTAACGCCGTCACCGATTGCTTTGAGGCGGTAATAATAGGCCGTCACGGCGTTAAGGCCCGTATGGCTGTACGATGTGCTGTTCGCTGCAATGGTGCCGCCTATCTGCGTCCATCCGGTGCTTCCGTTCGCGCTCCACTCCAGCAGGTAGCTGCTTTCATTGCTAACGTCCACCCATGTCAGATTGATGACATTCGATCCGTTAGGCGTTGCCGTCAGTACCGGCGTCGCAAGTTGTATCAATCCGCTTCCGACGTTGAGGTTGGACAGCTTTACTTTGTAATAGTTTCCGAGCCCATCATCCACCAGCACGAACCATGTATCGGTCGGGCTTGTCGATTCGTTGAACTCGTTGATCATTTTTTTGGGCATGCGCTATGTATTAAAGTCGTTAGCCTCGAAGTCAGCTGCGACAAAATCGCTGAACTGCTGCGGGTTGTAAGCAAGTAAATTTCCGTTATTGTCCACGATATCAACGTCGAGGTTATCCGCCACCAAATATACAATATTCTCGGGCTTGCCGGATATGGTCAGACTGAAACTAAAGTTCGCAAACTGCCCGACAGTGCCGGTTATATTGATATCATCAATGATGCAGTCCGCTTCGTATGTTACCTCTTTGTTGATATCATCTGTAATTTTGTACCGCGCGAACACGCTCTCACGGGCGTGCTGCTTTTCCACCAGATCAAAAATGCTGTAAAGTTCTGTTCCGGTTGAAAGCTTTGCGACACCTTGGCCTTGTATCTGGCCGGTCAGTCTGCCGTAGATAAATTTCCTCCATTCACCGGAGGAATAAGGCGCGAGCTCGATTTTGTCGGCGGTCGTTGTAACGCTCACATTACTGCTGCACGCGACAGGATAAAGCTGAACCCCTATTTTCAGATAAAGGACAAAGTCCTTCCCTTTAATTTCATTACTCATAGTAAAAATCAAATGAGTGAACATCGTCGACGCCCGGGTCATTGCTCGGGACTGTCGTGTCAAAAATCTCCGTCAGCGAGGCGGTCCATGTCGCGCTCATAAAATCGATCTCCTTAATGTTGGAGATCCCGTAAACTTTTGTAGGTGCGTCATCGGCAAAGATAACCGTATTAATCAGCCCGATCGGGTACTTTGTCCCGGCAATGTCCCACGTAAGGCCGTAAAGATTGACATCAAGCAGCGTCTTATAGGACCTATTCATGAACCACTTTGCCAGTGCGTTTTGACGCTTGAACGTCAGCCGCTCGCTGTCATGGTCACGCCGGAACCAGCGATCGCCCGTGAGCGTGATGCCATCGGACTTATAGATTGCGCCCTTGTAGGTGTGCGTCTCCGCATCGTCCAGGTACACTGTCTCCGTGAATGTCTTGCTTATGTCTTTTGAAATTGTGTAGCGGTCATAGTCGCCTTTTACAAGTCCGCGCCGGAGGTTCTTTATTGACGGCTTGACGTCAAAACTGAAATCTTTGACATACCGGTAAAGCGCGCCAAGATTTGAATAATCATGCACCAGGTACACATGTATGTACCCCGCCACTGGTGTGCCGCCGATCGCCTCGCTGTTAAACTCTTCCCAGTCCACGCCACTCGTCGAGCGGGCGACGGTGCAGGCGGGTATCAGGGCCCAGGATGTAATCTCGCTCCATGTCCTGCTCGCGCTGTTGTACCCGTATGTTTTTGCATCGTTGCCGAAGAGGAACACAAAGGCCACTACGTCGGCCGCGGCCGTGATGTTGGCGTCATTGCGGTGCTGGAAACTTATGTCGATATAATCATTGTCCTCGACGTACACTTTGCAGGATTTCATCCAGCTGTCAGTTGTCGGCTGCGGGACAAGCGCGACAAAATCATCGTCCGGCAAACTGCGGGCCGTGCTTGCATATCTCCGCCATCTCTCAAGATTGTCCGTAATGTTGGTCGGTGTATTGGGCGTTGCGCCTTTCTGCCATGTCCAGTCATCGACGCTGAATGCGTCAAACTCGACCCCCAAAATGCTGAACTCACGCAGCTTTGCGCCCGCCTGGAAGCTCTCATTACAAACCACCTGGGCGAACTTGTCCCAGTTGAAGCGGATGGTCGTCTGCTTCGACGGCTTCCGGAACGATTTTATCATCTCCGGCATGATGGGCTTCACGCTCTCATTCTCGCCGACCATGATATCGTAACGGGTCTGCGAGCTTGTCCGGTTGCCGACTGTCGGCCGATCGTTGTTAATAACGTTGAGCGTCTGCGATGGGTCGATGAACATCTCCGGAATACGCACAATCCACCATTCCCCGCGGTACTGGAAAACAGTCTGACACCATGCGCTGTTGATTTTCTCGAGAACTGTGTAACTATCGTCGAACTGATTGACGGACTGCTCAAATGTCCGCGCATCGATCTTGCACTGATCCAGACCCGTTGAAAGGAACGTCGTCGTCATGCCCTCATAAAACAGATTGCTGATGACATGCGACCGGAAACTTTGGTATTTACTTTTGTCCCCAGCATAGGCGATGAGGTTAAGCGGCGTAAATGTGCCGACAAGCTGCTCGCCCGCGGTGCTTTGTAGTTGTATGTTTTTCAGGCGTCCGATGCCCTCATCTGCGCGCAGTATGATGACGTGCTCCTGATCTATCCAGTTCTCGCTAATATCCTCCTGCGAAATGAACCCATACCAGTACGCCGTCCACGGACCGAAATCGAACCGGACCGTGATGTCGTCATCGTTGTCGGATAAAAAATCCTCTATCGTGACGGACCCGTCCGTGACGATCTCGATGGTCGCCTGCTGCGGCCGGACAGGCTTGAAAATATCATTATCAGAATTGAACTCACCCAATACGAACGGCCTGGTACTGCCTTGTAAAAGTATCACATCGCCAGAATACCCGGTGACATCAAAGTCAAGACGGCAATCATACCCCTCGACATTCTGAAAATCCATCCGGTACTTTATGCCCATTAGCCTACCCTCCCGATTCGTGAATTAGTGTTATTGAGCACCCCGACAAGGTCCGGGCCGCGCTGTACGAAAACCACCTGGCCCGACAGCTGCATGCCACCCTGGCCCATGTTGCCGCCGCCAAATGTGGGCGCGGAGCTGCGGCCAAGTTGGAACAGCGACCCGATGCCAGATCCACCGCCACCACCCAGCAGCCCCTTGAACACCGACCCGAATGAAGCGGCCCCCGCGGCCGTGCCGCCTGAAATTATGGTTAATATACCGGCAAGGATTGCGGCCTTTGCTATCGTTGCGACAAGTTGAATGATAAGCCTTTTCAATGCGCCACCGAGTGCTTGAAAAACATTCTGACCGTTCTCGAGTGCTCCGAAAACAGCATCCACGGCGGGCGCAACGATGCCGTTGAGTGTTGCGGCCAGTGTGTTTAGTTGCTCTGCGCTAAATGTGTCTTTTATCTTTGCCTTGAAAGCGTCAAAGGTTGCAAGCGCGGCCGCTGGTATCGTCGGAACGATGGGCACCTGTACGACCGGGTTCGCTAATTTGAACGCGTTATTGATATCTCTGTCGGCCTGCTCATTGCTGACCCCGAGCTTTGCAGCGTCGGGCACGACGGCCACCTTAACGACAGGCTTCGCTGTCCGGGTCTGACCCAGTGAACGAGTGACCTTGTTGTTCGCATCCGCGAGATTCTTTGTCGATTCAGCTGCGGCGTTAATAGGCGCGGTGATCTGGTTGTACCTGTCGATGCTTTTCCCGATCTCTGTATTCAGATCCTTTGTCCGGCCCAGCAGCGCGTTCACGACTTGCTCCTGCTTTCTGACTGCGTCAGTTGCCGCCACTATGTCCCGCGTGTCCACGGTTGCCGCGAGGCCGACAATCCTCTGCGGTGCCGCCTTTGCGGTCGCGAGTTGATCTTTTAATTTTGCCAGAAGCGTCTGCTGCTCGCTTAATTGTACGTTGGTCGCGCCGATCTGCTGCTCAAACCCTTTGATGATGGCACTCTGGATGATGGCATCTTTGTAAGCGGTCACGGCGGTCGTCAGCCCTGTAACCTTGCCTTTCTCAATGTCAAGATTCCCAAAATAATCCTTACTGATTTTTTTCAGGTCATTGAGCGCGTTGTTACGCTCGAGATAGCTTTTTGTCTGGTCCTGCACAATCCCGACAAGCGCGTCGATCTTTGCCAGTTGCCCGGCCGCGCCTGCGGTCTCTTCCGCGACTATCTGCTGTGATGTCCGGAGCTCCTCATTGAACTTTTCGTAAGATTTCGCGGCCTTCGCGGTTTCCGCTGCCAGTTGGGTATTATTGGCTGTCAGCGCGTCAATCGCAGCCCCAAGACTGCCGTATTTCTGCACGGCGACAGTGACGGCCGATGACACTAAAGAAAAGCCAAGCAGGAGCCCCGTAGGCCCTAACAATGACGAGCCGAGAGCTTTAAGTGCACCACCCACGCCGCCGCTTTCTTTGGATAGCGACTGAAAGCTTTGAATCAACGGCTCGATGTTGTTGCCTATCGCTATAAAGCCAAAAGGCGCGTCAGATGCGACACGCCCCAAGTTCTGTAATGCAGTCCCCGCTTTGTTGGATGCAGCGGTCAACGGCTTTGTCGCCTGCTCCAGCTGTTTGATGGATTTCTCGGCCCTGTCAAGCCCCCGCTCAAGTGGAGCAGTGTCTACCCCGGCCGTTATTTTAAGCGTTGCGTCCATCCTGTTCCATCTTTAACTTTTCAAATATTGCCGCTATATCATCCTCATTCATTTGTCCCTTTACCTCGTCTCCAGGCAGTTGCCAAAGGTCCTCCGGCGTTTTTGGGCTTTTCTTAGGATCGCCCCACATTTTCGCCATCATGAACATAAGTAAGCGTGTTTGCCGGTACTGATTAACCACCCTGTCGGCATACCCCGATATTATCAGGCTCACCTCCCGGAACGTCATCGCGTCGTACCCGCTTGCTCCTATTTCTCCGGTGACGTAGGCGCGGAGGTCGTCCCATCCTTGCTCACTTGTGAGGTGGAACTTTTTTTTTCGTCCTGCTCCGCCTCCTTCTCCGCCGCGCCTTTTATTACCCGACTATTGTAAAACGTCTCCGCAATCTTTTGGAACACCTCCGTATTGGTCACGTTTTCATCCACCCAGTCGCAGACATCCTCAAATGTGAAATCAGGATCCTCTCGCTTTACATAGCAGTTATTAAACAAACCCCAGTACACGATGACCGGTATCAGTGCCACGTCCACATTCTGCCCAAGTTGCAAGCCGAGCTTTTGGCTTTCAAGGGTTATCTGTTGCACGGCAAGCATGCCGAACTTTAGCCCGCGCTTTTTACCCAGACAATCAATCTGGATATATCCGTTAGTCATGTAAATGGTTTGTTATGGTTGTACGACGACGAGCGTGCCGGTGGACTGCAGGGTGCCGGAGAAATTGATGTAAGCACCGCCGCTGGCGTCCTGGTTGAGCGTCAGATCGGTGAAATACGCCTCGCTTTCATGGTAGTACACTGTACCCACCGATGACCCGGGGATTGTCGGGTTCCTGAAACGCACTTTCACTTTTGTACCGGCGTTGATGCAAGTCAGACAATCTTTGTACGATATGCTGCTCCCACCAGGTGCGCTTTCGCAGATGGCGTCAAAATCGAAGCTGAACCCAGGCGTTCCGACGCTTGTCAGCTTGCCGCAGTTGGTCTCCTCCTCGCTCACGCTCGCGGTCGTATTTACCGATGAGGTACGCAGACAGACGAGCGTCTTATAAGCTGAGCCCGCTCCGGTCACATCGATCTCGATGTTTTGTAAATTACCAGCAATTTGTGCCATTTACTTCTGAATTAAGGATTGTGAAAAACGTATTAATTTACGAACAATGAAATAAGATCCATCTTGTTCCGTCAGATAGTTGGCAGATTCCAAAGTTACATTCAAAAATTGATAATTTGCATTTGTAGGCGCGGATGAAGGAATCGCCAGCACGGCGTTCTGAACTACCTCGGCGATATCGTCCACTGTATCGAGGTCGATCTGCTTGTACTGCTTGACCACCACGTCCAAAGTGATGACCCCAGTGTGGACGAAAAGTTGATTGTTTCCCTCCTGGTCATAGTCGATGGCGTTAATGTACACATACCTGTCCGGCGTCGTCACGATGGGCATATTGTCGTACACCGTCACCGGCATCCCGCCGTATGTGATGCCCGACAATGCCGCCATGTACGCGTCCCTCAATGCCCTACCCGGATTTTTCATCCATTGCTCTTTTTATGTCCTTAACTATCTGCCTGGCGTTGGAAAGAAACGCAGGATACAAAAATGGCTGCGGCCTGATGCCCTCCTTCATGATTTTCCGCGCGATTAGATAAGCATGATTTTTTGAATCCTTGCCTTTCTCAATGTAGCCTTTTTTCAGCCCCCATTCATGTATGGCATTCACCATGCCCCTAAATTTGCCCCTCTTTTTTCTTTTTTGAATCCGGCGGGCAATATCTTTTAATTCCGTCGGAACGACTGTCTTCCCCCTCGTCCCAAACTCAATATAAGGCGCATGATACGCATTTGCTGCCACCTCCCAAAGTAAATATCCGACCTTTGCGTGTTGAATACTTTGATGGATGCCGGATAGATAAATTGGCGCGCGCATAATTGCATCCTTCTCTATCTTTATAACCCCGGCCTCAAGGGCGATATCAATCTCCTCCGTCAGCTCGTTCTCAACATCTCGTAATTGGTTCAAGGCGTTCTGCACCCCGACCAATTTGAAATTAATCATATCACGATCCTTTTATACCATATGCTCGCCAGTTCCGGGAAACTGGTCAGGCTGGCCGTCTCATTGCTTAGCTCGATACCCCTGTTCTGATACGACCATGCGACAATTCTTTTCAGGTCGTTCAAAATGTCATCCGGCACCGTTGTGTACCCGCACTGGTAAAGTATCTCATGCACACCTGGCGAATACACCTCAATGCTATCGCCGTATTGCTTATACGTCACACAATCGCCTTCGTTTGTTACCGACAAGATCCCCGTCACCGGACCGGGCAATGTGTATAGGTCCATCGGTGACATCTCCACGGTCAGCTTGATGGTCTTTTTGCCGAGCTGTAAGCCCGTATAATTCTCAAGCCAAAGGCGGGCATTTTTGCAAAGTGACGCGATTAGTGCGTCATCATCGCTGAATGATATTTTCATCGCCGCCTTCGCCGCCGCGGTCGTCAGCGGCTCCGTCGAAAGGTCTGTCTGAATTTCTTTTGCGATCAATAAATTCATCGGTATTCCCTCTTTGCTTTGAAAACGAAATCTTCGATCTTTTGCAGTCCCCCAAATGGGTCGAGCTCGATGGCCCGCTCCTTTGCTTTCTTAGATGCTGCGGAGAATGCTTTTCTTTCATCGAGCTTTTTTATCGCCTTGACCCAGTCCTCTACCTTGTCCCGGTCCTGTATGTATATCCCCGCCTCGCCACAATTTTCAAGCAGCCCCGGCGTGCTCGAGCATATCACCGGGATCCCGCTCGCCATCGCCTCCGTCGCCGTCCGTCCCCAGCTTTCGTATTTGCTCGGCATTATCAGGATGCGTGTCTTTTCATAGACTTTCCTGATATCCTCCTGCTTTTCCCACACCTCGACATTCGGCGGCTGGTCAATGTGCTGCCCTATCGATGCAGGCTCCGAATACGATCCTTTAACCCCGATGAATTTCTTGTCCGGCATTGCCTTTGCAATCTCTCGCAAAATATGCCCTCCCTTGTTCTGGTCGAGGTTAATGAGCGTAATATAGTCACTTTTCTGCGGGTCAGGGTTGCAGTTATAAACACGATAGTCACATGCCGGTGGTACAACGATCGAATCGTGCTTATAATTTAGTTTTTTGGCTGCCCATTCCGAATTATAAACTATGTATTGCGGATTTTCTGCATCGACAATGCAGTCGTATTTGTGCGTGTTGTGTATGAGATGCACGACGGGCAGCTTGAATATTTTTCCCATCTCGACGGTCCATGCAGCATAATCCAAATGCGTGAAAACAACGTCCGAGGCGTTAAATAAGTTGGTTATAAATGTCGGGTCTGACGGGAATACATCAATGCCGTCATAAATGTAATGCTCTGTAATCTTGTAATGGTTCGCCTGGTGCAGCAGGACCTTAACAGTGTGCCCTTTGCCTGCAAGGTATTTGTTGATTGCATGGAGCATAAACTCCGCGCCGCATAAGTGTTTAGGCGGGTAAAGATGGACCGAGCAAAGTATGTTCATGGTATTCTAATTCGATTAGTATGTCAAGATAATGCCGCGCTTTTTTCAAGTCCTCAAGTCCATTCTTAAACTTATGACGCATGATGTACTTTATGATGTTCCCCTCGATGTATGGCAGCCCGTTGGCATGGATAAATTCAATCGGTTGAATCTTACATTGCTTGTAATGCTGACCGCCCTCCTGCGTCTCTAGCGCGCTCATACGACTACCCATTTTTCGGGATAAATGTCTTTGGTCTCCAAATGCGCCGCCGCAGGTCCGAACCATTGTCGAGGTGCGACTACTTGCCCGCCGGCGAGCCATGCGGCCCACCAGGAAAATGTACTGTTCGCGATGATATGGTTGGCGCATTTTTTCATAAGCCGAAAATCCTCATAAGTCGTCCCGCTCTGATAAACATCATGCCCACCCATAAACTGCCCCAGGATCTCCTTTGCCTTGACGATGTCATCTGAAAATATCATGTAAGGTCCCTTTAGATGCTTCATCGCCTCAACATAGTACCATTTGCTGCAAATAGGGTGATACTCGCCCCCATAATCCCCGCACCTGATATGGATAGCAGTGTAAGGCAGTGGCTCGCTTTCGTCCTTTAACGTGAACAGGTGGCGGATATAATCCGCGCAGTGAATGAAATACTTTTCGCTTTGCATGTGGCCGACATATGACCACCCGTCCGGATGATTCAGCCCTTGCCATCCCCAGGCAACGTGGTAATCGCCCATATCTTTATCCAGTCGTTTGACGGTCTCCCAATACGGAAACCACCGTCCGACATTGACATCTTCCTTACTCCCGAACCGTTCCACCGCGTCATGGTTCACCCACTTCGGAAAAGCATAGTCGTACCCGTTCGCCTTTGCGATGCCGATTGTGCTGGCCACTTGAAACAGCTGGTTTGCAAAACGGCCGTATCGTCCCAGGTTGGCAAAAGTTACCATTCCTCATTCCTTTTCCTGTGATGATGGAATATGACCGGATAAGTGTCCATGTATGTACCCTTGTCGTAAATGAAAGCCCCGTCGTTATACATCGCCGGCCACCAGTGCAGTTTTAACCCGTGCCATTGTTGCAAGCAAGTAAGGATCGCCTGGTCGTGTCTGTGCTCCTGAAACTCCGGATGTTGGTCGACTTTCAAAACGTCATTTATAAAGTCCGGCATCTGCGACCATAGCAGCCACTCACGCACAAAGTTACGCGAGAACTTTGTCGCTTTAATGACAATAGCTGATGCCTGCGCCTGCAGCTTATCCTTAGCAAACATGAGGACATACACCTCTCGCTTGCACCAGTGAATATGCCGGTAATGGTTGCCGAAGATCATGATGTCCTGGTCCATTGCGTCCACAAGATGTTGAATATTATCGACGACTTCGACCCCTGCGTCGATATAAAGCAACACATCACTCTCGTCCATATTTGAAAGGCACTGGTCGATGATGTACGGTTTCCATAGCCAATACCCCGCTCCGCGCGGATGGTTCAACGTGTCAAAGTTTTGCAGATAGAACTCCGATGATATTTCGGCATGGATCGGTGTCGCTCCGAAATTTTGCGCGGACCTTAAAGCAAGATCCCTGCTCCTGCTCATGTTCTCGCTGGCATATGTCGTGACGTATATCATATCAATTCACGAAGATAATCCTCTGACGCTATAAATGTATCGGTGTAGTCCACATTCCTGTCCCAAAGGTCCGAGCGGGTCGGGCGCTGGAACGACAGGAACGGGTATGTTACATATGCGCTATAATGTGGCAATATAGTGTCAGAAAGAAAAGTGTCGTACATAACGCCATCCTGATACATCTCGATAATGCTGGCGGCCATGTCGGCAGTGTAGGCAACGGCGTGTGTAGTGTATGCAGCCCTAACGCGGAAAATGTGGTCAGTGACTTTTATAGGCGCCGGATGGTCCGGGTACGGCTTAAGGTTTGCGCCGAAATAAATGATGTCCCACCCTTTGGGCATGTCCGCTATAATCTCGTCCAGCTTACCCATGTGCCGGAATGTGGCATCGTCCTCGAATAAAACGGCGGTCTCTTTGCCGCTATCGACAAAGTCCCGCAGCATGGAGATCTGGGACTTGTTAAAACTTGCATGCGGACTTTCGTCCTCTATGGCATAGAACCATTTATAACTGAAATCTGCCCCCTGCTCGAACAAATATCGGCGGTCCACCCTGGCGCGCTGGGTCAAGACGGCAATGTGGTCAAAATGGTCGTTGAAAGTCATGGTTTGCGAAATGAAAAAAGGGAGCCGCCCGGCGCGACCCCCCTTTTTTTAGAATTATGCAGATGTACCGGTCGTGCCGTACACAGCAGCCTTCGGCTGGAACGAGAGGAGCTCGATCCGGGCCTCGGCGCGGTAGGTGACGAGGTTCTTTATGAAGTCGCTCTGATCGAACTCGGTGCTGCGGACCTGCAGGCCGGAAGCCTGAGCAGTTGCGAACGCGTCGGTGTTCAGAACGTAGAACCTGCTGCCTGTTACCTGGCTGTGCGGAACCACGGGAATACCGTTGATGCGGATGCGGCCGTCGGCATCGACTGCAACGGATGCAGGTACGCCAAAGTTTGACGGCTTAGTCAGCAGCAGGGTGCTCCATGCGGCCCATGTGGTCAGGATCAGGTTCGGCATGCCGAGACCCAGGTCGCCATGCTGTGCAACACCTGCAATCATCTTCGACACGGTTAGCGTCTCGGAAGTAGACAGCGCGGTGCTGTTGGTGGCGATGGTGTTCAGGTACCTTGTATTCACAGCCCTGTTCCAGTCCTCAATGAGGGACTGCGAAAGGTAGGACTGCAGGAAAGGCAGATCCTGCAGCATCTGGCGGGACACTTTCACGTAACCAGCGATGAAGGGAACGCTCACGTTCACCATTGTCACATCGTAATCGATCTGTGCCTTGTCATTGCCTTCGGTCTGGGCTCCAAACGATCCCTCACCGACAGGGCTGTTGCCACGCGGGAAAGTAACGTTACCGGTAGCGGTCGGAACAATCCGGAACACATCGTAAAGATGCGGATTATAGAACGACCTCATGATGGGGTTCGGAACGTAGCTGATCTGGCTGGTGCCGGTCAGGTTGTCTGTCAGGTTCATCGTTCCGACGATTTTCATCGCGGAGAATGCCTGCTCGGACTTCATCTTCTCGTGATTTTCAGCCACGATCTCATTCACCGCGTTCTTAAGGTAGTCGCTGTTGGTCCAGCCTGCTTTTTCAACCTGCGCAGCTTTCAGCTTGCCGTTGGAAGCTACAAGGCTGTCCACCTTTGCTTTCAGTTCGGCAATGCTCTCGCCTTTTTTGGCGGCATCTTCATTCAGTTGTGCAACGTCTGCGGCGACCTTGCTGTCAAGTTTGGCTACCTCTGCGGTAAGCTCGTCTTTGTGGCCCTTGAGCTTTGGGTCAAGTGCCTCCATGATGTCCTTTACTTCCATCTTAGAAATGTTTGTGAATTAATAATTGAATTGCCTGCTTAACCTTATCGTCCTCGGCCTTTGGCTGCTCGACGGGTGCCTCAACGACTGCCCTGGCGCTACTCATGTCCTCGATAAGTTGATTTAGCTGTTTTATCTCAAGCAGCAGCAGCTCGATGGTCTCGTCTGTTGCGTCTGTTGATTTTACGAATTTCTCGAGCTTTTTCAGTCGCTCGATCCGGTTGTGCATGTCGTGACCTTTCATACCAAGCAAAGGCGTGTATTCATTTGCGCCCCATGACGTCAGGCTAGACCCCTCGAACAGTTTGATGTCAAGCAGCTCATTGGCGCTGTCGCCTTTCTGCTCTTTTATCACGTTGAACCCGATGCTGTGTTCTTTCACGAGATCGCTCTCGACCATCTTTATAAAATCCTGCCCCAGGTTGTGCTTGCCGATCTGGCTCTCGTAATAAAGGCCGTAAGCGTCCTCCTTCAGGTCCATAATCTTACCCAGCGGCTGACGCGGGTCATGGTTCAGCAGGTGCTTTATGCGTCCTTTCGGAAACCAGTCGTTAATGCTTTTCTGAAACGCACCCGGTCGGATGATGTCCCCATCGCTGTCTTTTATGTTAAACGCGGAAAAGTAACCAGTGACGATGCCTTTTTTTGCATCGACGTCTTTTACTTCCTGCTGCAATCGTTTGTATCCGTATATCATTCTCTTATTTTTTGAACTTTCTTCCGCTGCCAAATATGCCACATATGCGCGTTCGGCGGCGGGTTTGCTGGTGTACATGCAAGGCCCGTCGCCTATCCTATATTTCCCGTCTCCGCACGCGTATATCGGCATGTCTATCGTTTTACAAGTCGGCCCCTTTCGTCTCTTTTCGGCGTGAACGCTACCACACATCGGCAATTAATCGTGAATGATGCCGGAGCGTTTGGATCTCCTGGCTGTGCTGCGACTGCCGTGATGCCTTTCAGTCCCGTTTGCTCAAAGTTTGCATCCATCTCCCTCACCTGTCCGTCCATTGCCCAGTGGTCAAACTCGTCTTTTTTGCTGAACCGTCTTGTCAGCTTGTCGTTCCCGGCCACCCATTCTTTCGTCAGTACCGTGCGGCTCTTTGCCGCCGCCTCCATCGCCCCGACATTTGATGCCCTTCCAACCTCTGTCCTTGCGATTGTTAGGGCTCTCGGATACTGCACGATGTAACTATTGGCGATGTTCAGCGCGATCTCCCGATAGCTTAACTGCTGTTCCTCGCCTTGCGTGATGATTTTCAAAAGCTCCTGCTTTGTCGTGTCATCCATTCGTGTGACGAGGTCCAGCGCATGCCTGCCCAAAATGTTCACAATGCGCTGAATAATGTCAGCATTAAAAAACACGTCCTTTCGCTCCTGTACCTGCAAAGATCTGTTCACATTTATCGCAAATTGCAGGCCGACTTTTTTGTAAAGGTCCATAATGAGCTTTATAAACTCATCGTTGAACATGGGCATCTTTGACCATGCCGCCTGAAACCCGATACTGTCCGCCTCTTTCACCAATGCATCCACCTGACGCTTAATCAATGCCTGTATCTTTTTCGCATAATTGACCTCATGCTTCCGCATCTGTCGGCCCGCCGCTAACCAGTATTTCCTCCGCTCTGCGAAATTCATCTATTAATCTTTGTCTGTAACTTTCTCGCGCCGCGTCCCTCATCTTTGCCTCCGTTATACATGACCATTCGCTCGGTAATCGCGGAAATCGTTCTCTGACCAGCTGATTAATGTGTTCAATGTCCACGGATTTTCACCCTTTATGTATGTCACTATTTCCCGGACCACCTGCCCCTTGACAACGACGTGATAATGCACCACATCGTCAGATCGATATATCACCGTCAGCTCCATCGCTGTACCCCATATCCATGCCCGCGTCCTCTAAAGGTATTAGGCCCTGTGCCACATAGCTCATGTCATATGCGCCGCCCCTCGGCTCGTAGTTCATCGCAATCCTTTTCTCGTCCATCGTCAGCCAGTTGGCATTGACAAGGCCCGCCACCATTTTCTCGAGATCCCTTTGCAGCTCCGGCAATGCCGTGATGTCAAAGTCAATAAACACACCCGGCTCATTCATGCGCGGGACCAGCCACCTGTTAAGCTCGTCGCGCAACTGGGCACACATGGGGACAATCGTGTTCGTAACGAGATCCCGGAGGGCGTTTTGGTAATTGTTGTCAGCCATGTTGTCCGGGCTGAACAAAACCACCGGCATACCAAATACCCGGCACCATTGCTGGAGCGAGAACTGCATCGTTTCAATAAGTGCCATCTCCCTGTTACTCAATCCAAACGAAAGATAGTCCCACGGCGTTTGTAGCATAGCCACCTGACCGGCTCGCTCGTTGTTGTTAATCCTGTCGGCAAGTGCCCTCTGCATCTGTGCGGCCTGCGTCTCCGTAACTTGTGGCAATGTGCTTCCGACTGCTTTCGGCACCAGTGCGCCCTTTGCCCCTCCGTTCGCCATTTGGTTCGCGGCGGCTTTCTGCGCCTCAATGCCCATCAGGTAAGTATTCCACGCCGCCTTGATAGGTGACACGCCTCGGAGATGCTCTCGCGTAACGCTGTCAAACTTCGGCGTCCAGCTTTTCCACTGCATGATGTCGTCCTTCTCGAGATATTGCGATCCGACGCCGACCTGTAACTCCCATCCGGCCACGCCGTAAAGGTCATTCTTGTCGGGCAGGAGGCCCATATACTGGGACGGCATGATAAACATCTCAACAAATTCGCCGTCAGTGTCGCCATCGTTCCCCCACACAAAACCCTCGCCGGTAAGGAAGCGGAACCCGAAAAGTTGCTCAAAAAATTGGTCCTGCCCCTGATATCCGTTCGGACGCTTGAGCAATGCCGCGACCTTTGAATTGTCGGCGATCATGCTCTCGTCATAGGCGTTCTTTCGCTCGATCATCGCGCGCTCCAGTGCGCCAGGATGCCCGACACCTTTGGTTAGCTGCTTGTATCGCTCAAGCGATAGCGCGGCCTTTGAGCCCTCGTTCTTCCGATAAACGTACCAGGGGATGCTTGCGGCCTTCCGGGCAAGGAATGAAACTATCGCGTAAACGTCGCTATTATTGTCGTATGCGGATGTGTATTTCTGCGCGTCAAATTGCGATAGGACCGCTGACGCGTTGATAGGCATCACCTGGTTCGGCTGATTCGGGCTGAAACCCTTGCGCCGAAGATATGAATCGATTAACCGGTCAAATATCGCCATTACATGACGCCCCATGTCAGGGCTGGCTGTTTTAATTTCGTGAACACCGCGTAACGCATTGCATCCACGATGTGATCGTTCAGCTTCACTGGTTCCTTATCGATGACCGTTCCGTCTTTGTCAGTTTTCCATTTATAGCTTTTCAGCTCGTGCATCAAATTTACGCTACTTCCGTGAACAAACAGCGGGAGGCTTTTTACTTTCATAATGCCGGCATAAACATCCTTGTCCGCAGGCTTCACATTCCACCCGCATCTATGTAACTCCTCAATACTTTTCGGTTCCGCCGCGTCGCAAAAAATCTCATCTCCAGGCGCAATGCCCAGCGATGGCATAAGGTCAGCAAGGTCATTCGTTGTTAGGTTAGACTGGTAAAGCAATTCCTTGACATAAAGCGCATTGTCGTAAAGTTTCACCTTGACGATGGCGGTCGGATTGCGATATCCAAAGTCAAGGCCGTAAAACGTCTCCCCCTCCGGCATCTGTTCGCATATCCTCCAGTGCGTGTATATCTGCTCTTGACTGGCTCCGCGTTCGCCGAGGCCGTAGACTTTCCACATCATCGGGTCCGCGTCGCGGTAGCTTTCAATCACGCCGCGCTGCATGTCGGACAGGAATGGGTTATCCCTGTATGTGCTGACGACCTTGACGGCCTTGTCGCCGTCCGCGATATGATAGGCGTAGCAGTCAAAATCGGCCGGGTTGAGGTCAGTGATGACCTTAAACGTCGTCCGCATATCCAGCTGGTCAAAGAGCGGTTTGCTTATCAAATTCGCCTCATTCACGAAAAGAATATCCCGCGCCGGACCTCTTGCCCTGCCGGGATCTTCCAGCCCCACAAACTCAATGTAAGACCGGTTCTCGAATGTGTACACCTGGTCCGTCTTGTTGTGCTGGCTTTCGCTGTACCATTGCCACCCGTTCATGATCTCCATGAAATCCCTGAACGCGCCGCGTTTCAGATGTGGGAGCGAATGTGACACGACTGAAATCTTCGTTCCCGGGTTATTATCAGCCCAGTAAATCAGGGCCTGCAAAATCCCGAATGTCTTACCGCTTCGCGCGCCGCCCTCATGGCAAATGTAACGTCTGTCTGAATTTAAAAGAGCTTTAATCGTTCTGGCCATCGGCTTCGTCGCCGTCACTTTGATCGTCTGCATCTGTGCCGATGTATAACGCAATGCCCGGTTTGGGCACGTTGATTGTTTGGTTTACTTTCTGCGTGTTCAGCCGCTCGAGCTCATCGTCGTCGCTGATCAGTTTGAACTCGGCAATCTGTAAGGTCGGGTTATCAGAATTGCGCCAATTACGACGCATCTTTTTTTTGATCTTTACTTTTTCCTCGCGGATAAGCCTTTTTATCTCGTCAGATTTGTCGAAGCCCCAGTCATACCAGGTCTGGTGACATATAGGCAAGCACAGTTTTAGTTCTGATTCCGTAACGCACTCCTCCTCTACAATTTTGCGTAATGCAAGCTGATATATCTCCTCCCTGTCATAAGCCATATCGGACCAAATTAGTCAACATTGTCAACATGCAGCAACAATGTGGCTAATTAGTGGATTTCGATTTTTGGATAGGCTGCTTTGATGTAGTCAACGAGTTCGCTTTTATCGACATATCCCGGCACCAACATGGTCACCACCTTATCCGTCTGTTCCAGTATCACGGTCATCCGGTCATCGCTCATTATGTCCTGCCAGCGCATCAGCGTGACGGTATCGTTCACGGCGATGAGGTTGTTAATCGTTTCGAGCCCGTTGATGATCGTGCTGTGATCTTTGGTGAACAAATCAGCAATACGCACCAAAGTGTACCCAAAATAATCTCTCATTATCTTCCAGGCAAACTGACGGGCAAGCACATTATCCCGCTTCCGGCACTTGTGAAAAATGTCATCGACCTGACACATCTCGCTGACGATTTCGACTACTGTTTTTTCATTCTGTAACATGTTTATTTTTTTTATCAATTTGTGATTCTGCCAATAAAACCATTAAATGTCCAAACCCTTATATATATATACCTATATTATTTACTTTTTATTTACTTATTATTTTTTAGGAATTTTAATGGTTTTAATAGCAGGTACGTTGTAACTTGTTGTAATTCAATTACTTGCAGCCGCCATTAAAAAATATTTCTTCATGGCTGCTGCCATTAAATTGATGGCAGATTTTTCAAAACGGGAGATAGTCATTAGGTAAATTACTAATATGTTGTTTCTCTAAACCTGATTCTGCCATTAAATTTTCCGCGCTGCCATTAACTTTTTCCCTTTTCGACCATTGATTTATCTCGTTGATGGCAGCAATTTTTACCTCAAAAAATCGCCCGTTTTTGTCCCTCTCTTTGATATAATTATACCCTGATTTTTGCAGAAAAAAAGACAATTTCCTGCCGAAAAACTTGTCCAATATTTTCGCCGAATATGCCTTTTGGCAATACCCCCATAACTTTTGCGAGTATATTTTTATACTGTCCCCGGTATGCTGAAAACAAGAAACAAGCGTTTCCCCGCTGCCAATTTTAACCCCAAACGGCTCCAGTTTTTCCTCAAAAATCCTATGGCTAACGGACCCAGCAGCACACTCAAAAGCGTTCTCCATGACCTCGATAAGGTAGCCAGGCACCAGCGTTGATATCAGCCTGCGCTCCATTTTTTGCTTGATGTCAATGTTCTCATACTTGATGATGCCATCCCGCAGGTACATCTGGATGCACTCGATCGCGAAATTGTAAACGGCTAACTTCTCCTTCTCCGGCCATTCATCGCTGAAAAAATCAGGCCCTTTGAACACATCTTGAAACCGGTATGTCGCGCTGAATACCTTTTTTATGGCCATAACAATGAACCTGTCCTTGTCGCTGTCGCTCTCCAGTGGTGGCAAGTAATTGGTCGTAATGAGCAGTTTAGGCGACAATTTATAGGGTATCACAAACGAGGTTTTGCCTTTCATTTCCACGGTAAAATCATCCGTAATGAAGTTGTAAAACTGCTGCATCAATATCTGTGCGGTCGGGTCGTTAATGTAAAATATATCAGTCTTAACACCCACCCGCTGCATTTTAAACTGGCTGTCTGACTTGTACACCTTGCCGTCCTGCTCGACAGTGTTACGCATGTATTTGACAAACTGCCCGATAAGCCCCTTACCCGACCGCCCTCTGGCTTCCTCCTGGTCCTCGACATCTTCGATAATCATCAGGGCCTTTGCAAATGACTTCTTTTTGTAACTATGTAAAATGTATCCCAGGCAGCTTTTAATAAAATCGGTCGCCTTTTCGTCGATGCTTACAATGTCGATAAAGTCCGAGAAATCCCCCAGGCTGGAGGTCTTTTTGTAGTCAATGTCTTTGATGTCCGACGCGAATATGTGCCCGTGCAGGTCCTGGTACCTGTGCAGTTTGACCTGGTTCCTTGTGATCTCTACAATTCCGTTGTTAAAAAACATGTATGACCTGTCATCTTTATCCCGCAACATCTCCCCGTCAAAAACAGGTAACACTGTCAGGTATGACATGATCCTGGGCATGAACGTGACAAGGATCCGCTGCGCTGACGCATCCGGATACGACCGGCGCACCTCCTCCATGTACTCCCGATGAACGTCGGCCTCCTCGACATCATAAATAACATTATCCACAACCTTCACAATCTTCACAGGGCTGTCATTCCCATCTGCCAGGCGGAACCACTTGTAGCCTGCATTGATCGCCCATTCCTGCACCCCCATGATCTCAAGGCGATACGTCAGGCTCCCGTCGCGGTTCGGCGTCGCATAGACCATCGGCGTGCGTTCAGGTAGATCGATCTTGTAGTCAGCCGATACCTCAATGACCTTTTGATAAGTCAGCTCCCAGTTCCTGTCATTTAGGTAATACAGGACCATAAAAGGTGACAGCCATGACGCCAGCCCGTCGCTGTTGTTGATGGATGGCAATTTTACGCCCTGGTCATTCGTATAAACGGATAGGCGTTTTTTCTCATAATAGTACGCCGCGCTGCGAATTTTCTTCTCATGCTCGGCCTTGCCCGGCCGGAACATCTCGATGAACTTACCATGATCGCCGCGGCCCTCTCTGGGCCTGTCGATGGTCTTTTGATTGTATGACCACCCCATTGAAACAAGCAGCTCCGGGATGAACATTTCCTCAATCTCGGCATCAAACTTTTTCAGGACCGCCTCATATTTCACCGGAGGTGACGGGTACCTGGACGCGCTATATTTCTTCAACCCGCCGGACTGCGTGATCGTGTTCCCCGTGAAACTATTGAGCGTGTAGGCCGCCTCAATCAGTTGCATGACTTCCTCAAATTCAAGCGTCTCAACCTCCGTCAGCGACTTTTGTATAAACGTGTAACCGTTGGTAGGCGCGCAGTAAGTGATTCCGTTAAAATTGCCACGCAATGCCACCAGCTCGCGCCCTTGTTCATTAGCAGCAATGGCGTGAATTTTTGGCTTCGTAGGACAAAAGAAATAGACATGGTACCCACCCGAGCGAGTACGTTCAATGACCAGGCGCGCGTAAAGCTCCGGGCTGATAAGTTTCCGCCACCGGTCAAACAGCGGGACGCCGCCGTTATGCTTTTCATCAAAGTCAAGTGCTAAAAGCGTCGGGTTCGCTTCGCCCATGATGACGGCAAGGCCGTTGTATCCTTTGCCTATCCATGCCCTGTGCTCCTCCTCTGACAATCCTGTCGCAAACTTCGAGCGGTATTCGTGAATGTGGTAAATGTCCGTGCCGACGGACTTCACGGGCATGACTTTGATGTCTGCATCATGCAGTTCAATAATGTGGTCGATCATGGTCGTTATTTTTTCGGAAAGTTACTGACTATTGTCTGCGGGAGATTGTGGACGTAGTGCTTTTGCATTGATCGGGTCTGACATTCCTTTATGATCCCATCACGGACCATCGTGTCAAAAATGCGGTAGCCCTCTACTTTCTCACCCAGCTGGGCCGCCAGCGCCTCAATGTATCCTGCAATGTAGGGAGCTGACAAGCATTCCTTGTCAGTCCAGATAATCCCAGCTAATAGCTTGTTGTGCATGCGCAGGAGACGCTGAATTTTCTCTGATTCCATCTATATTAATTTTGGTCATGACGTAGGTTTTTATGCCCGCCGCTGCAAGCTGTGCGTGACGGACGAGCTGCAAAGGCCTGGGCTTCTCTCCTGGGCGTTTTACCTCGATGTATATGGTGCGCCCTGCCTTATGGCAAATGAGGTCAGGGATGCCGTTCTTGTTGGTCTGCATGAGCTTGATGACGTACCACCCGTCCGCCTCGAGCAGGTTAATAATGCCGCGCTGGATTTTGGATTCGAGCATAACATTTGTTAAAAAGTTCCACGCCATCAATTTCTAATATTTGACAAATTTTGGCAAGTCGTAAAATAGACATTGCGACCGTGCCGTTCTCGTACCGGGAGACTGTGGTGTTATCGAGTACGCCTATTTCATAGGAAAGCTGCTGCTGGCTCATGCCTTTGGCTATCCGCGCCTTTCTAATTTCCTCCCCGACATGCCGTAAAAAATTAGTGTCCATATTAGAAAAGTGTCAAGTGAATTAAATGGACAGGGGTAGAAACCCCCGTCCGACTTACTCATGCAAAAAACAGTGTCGGGGACAGGAATCGAACCTGTAAAGTTTGGGAGACCTCTTTATAAGCAACTTAAATGCTGTCCATGCGGTTAACCAATTCCGCCACCCCGACAAATAACCCCAGCGCGTAGAAACGCACCGGGTGCTGATTTACCAACCAACCACTAATATTTTTGATGCTTTCCCCCATGCTCACATACCCCATTCTGACCGCTTATCCTTTTGTAATGAAACTGCGCAGATTCGCAGGCTTTCTTCTCAAGCCATGTCCAAAACGTATCCCAGGCGTTTTCTACCTTTTGGCACACGCTGCATGCTGCTGCCGGTTGTATTAGGCTAAATGCGATAATGAGGCTGATAAAGTACTTTTTCATAATTGTTGATTTTTGCGGTTACGTTTGTTTTTTGCCCTTTTAATCCAGGTCTTAATGGATAGTGAAATGATAAGAATTGCCGCTATGATAAATAAGTCAAGCGGATTAAAGCTGTTGGGTGCGTCTGTTAAAATTACAATCATGTTAAAAATGGTTTATGGTTTCGCTGTCAAGGTCCCTTTTAAAATGCTCTAACGTGTAATCTTTCTTTTTTAGTACCCGAAGGTATATTTTTTCTTCGATGCCCCCGGCCGCAAAAATCCAGTACACCTTTGCCGGCCGGTCTCTATCCTTTGACTGCATCCGCGCCCGTGCCTGCCAATAACTTACCGCCGAAAAGTCGATGTTCATCATAACCAGGGCGTCGGCCGCGCTCAAATTTATGCCTTCGCGCCCGCTTTGTATTTGACTTATGTAGATGCGATCCGGGCCCGTAGCGTTGAACTCCTCCGGCGTGTCCACAATTCGATCGCCAAAAACATTGACCAACATCTCCCGCTCGGCGATAAACTTGTAAAAGATGGCGATTTTATGCCTGGCAAATATTCCCTTTATAAACTTTGCTTTTGTATTATCAATGGCAATTCCCTTCCGCTCCGGTTCATCCACTATGACCGTACCACTGTACACCTGATGTAGCTTGCCCATAAGCTTGACGGCAGTGTCGGCAATGACTGTGCTTTTCTTACCGACATACACGCTGTCATACTTTAGGCGTTTGGCAATCTCGTAGGTCTGCGCCGCCATCTCGATCGTCAGCACTTCCTCCTCTACGACCTGCTCAAACCCCGCCTCCTCTTGCGTAAAACTGATGAACAAGTGTCCACAAACGGCTTTTATGTCCTCGTTCCGCGCATGAGTGTAATCATTGACCTCTTTGTTGTAAAGGTATTTTTTGGTGACATCGACGTAATTCTTCGCCCAGCGGTAGAAATTCGTCTCCGGGAACGGGTTATCGGAGGATATCCAAAATTGATGATAAATCTGCGACCACGATTCAGGCGTCGGCGTACCGGACAGGTAAATGACGGGCTTTATGCCTACGATGGTCTTGAGTAACTTTGCCCGCTTGTTTGGCAGCGGAAACTGCCCGAGGCCATGCGCCTCATCGCAAATGATAAGGTCAAACTTCTCCCCGTCAATTTGATGCAGCTTGTCGTAATTGATGACATTAATCGCAAACGTTACCGGCAATGCTAAATAATCCTTCTCAATGCTGCTGATCGCCTTTTTCTTCGTTACAAATAGGACCGTCTGCGCCCCGTGTTCCTGGGCGATACTTAACGCCGTCGCCGTCTTGCCCGTCCGCACCTCCATCGCGAGGTAGACCATGCCAAATTCTTTCAGCATGGCCACCCCGCGGCGGACGATGTCGAGCTGGTAATCACGCAGCTCCATTCGGATCTGTTTTTGTTGCCAGCTTTTCGGTGTACGTGTTGATCCAGTGATTAACCTCCCAGTCAATCATGTCCTTTGTCAGCCGATAATGCTTGACAGATTCAAGGTCAGACAGCCTGTCCCCTGCCTTTTCATAGGACCAGGCAAGGATCGCTCGCTTGTCGCGGTCGGGCTCCTGGGCGATCCTATGCAGTGCCCGGCGCATAGCGTGATACAGCAGATTGATGTTAACAAGCCGATTAATCTCCTCGTCCCTAACGGACAAGTCATGCCAAATGACAAGGTCGTACTGGCTTTCTTTCATTGCCGGATGGTACATGCCGTGAATGTCCCATGTGAAAATGTCATCATCACCCTCGATTGTGCCCGCCAAGACCATGGGCGTGGCATTAAAACGAGTAAGTCCCTGGACTGTCTTGCCGGTGCGTGTGCGGACTTCCTGCCCGCGCTCCCACGCTTCAATACTGAATGGTGTCATTGTTTTGGTGTTGTGATGTTAGTAAAAAGCTCATTGATGTAATCCTTAGCTGACTTGTCGATTGTGACGTTTTCGCCATCGGTGCCAATGCAGTCGTTGACGTACTCGATCAATGTGTCAATCAGGTCGTCCTTTGAGATGGTGACGATGCCGTCTGAATTGATGGTCATGGTGTAGGTTTTTTATGTGTTAACTGATAAATTGCTTGCCTGGGCTTCGCATCAGCGTTCTGCGCTTGCCATAATTGCTGTGTAATCAGAAACAGGGCCATGTCGTCGGTCGTGTTCTCCTTAGTAATGAGTTGCCACCCGATGCCCTGCAATGCCCCTTTTTTGCCCTCGGTTCGGGTCTTGCTGTTCAGCCATAGTATTGCCACCTGATCGACCTCAATGCCCGCCACGCGGTGCAGGAGCGTCCGGTACGCCGCCAGTTGCAGCCAGTAAGACGCGTGCAGGTTATTGCTTGTCTTAATGTCCATGAGCGTAGTAACGCCCCCGATCTCCACGACCCTGTCAATGGTCCCGGCGTAGCCAAGCCCGTCATGGATATAATTTTGCTCGCTCAAGATGATGCGCGGATGGCATCGCTGCGTAAACTCGACATATCGCTCGAACATCGCCCATTCACTCATCCGGTAGCCGATCTCGCCGGATTCGGTCAAGAGGCTGACCTCCAGTCCCGCATCATATGCTTCGGTCAGTTTATGCACAGTGGTGCCTCTGCGGCCCGCATCGTCGCGGACCGCGTCGGCGTTTTCGCCCTGCGATTTCAGCCAGGCAAAAAAGGCGGCGTCTTTCGGAAAGGCTTCGAGGATTGTTGTCACGGAGGGAACAAAGCCTCCGGACTGGGTACGGTAAAAACGGGCGTCTAAAAATGTCAGCTGCTTAGTGCTGGTGTCGATGATGTAATTGCTCATGGCTGTTTGGTTTTGTTTAGTTCTTCAATAAGTTTATCAGCAAATTCCACAGCAGTGGACGTAATGTTAGTGTCTTTTACAATCCACACCCCTGGTGTTGTATCACCCGCCAATAAACCCTGCAAGGCTATCGCTGCAAAATATTCCCGTTTGGTTAGGCCATGCTGCACATGTGGCTCCCACCTTAAAAGTGTTGCAAATGCTCCGTCTGTTGGTTTAGTTTCTTGTGCCATGTTTTTGGTTTAACGTGTTAAAAATTACCCGCACCTTATGCGCGGCGGGTCTGCGTCAGATGGCCTGAATGGGTGCGCCTATAACGGACAAGCCGCGGGCGTTTCAGGCTCTGTAACCATCCGATGGTATATCTTAGAACGGTATCCCGTCA